ATGTTCTATGAGCGCCCTCACCGTCAACATTGACGGGCTGCCCGTCCCACAAGGCAGCCTCGTCTCCAACGGCTTTGGCAAGGGCCTCCGCCATTCCAATCACCTCAAGCTCAAACCCTGGCGCTATCAAGACATCGCCGCCATCACACCTGCACGCCCGTCTGACTGGGATCCTTCCCTCCCCCTCTCAGTCACCGCTACCTTCCGTCTCCCGCGCCCTCAGAACCATTACGGCACTGGCCGTAATGCCAACACCATCCGAGAGGCCGCACCCGCTCACCACACGGTCAAGCCCGATGTGGACAAGCTCGCTCGTGCCATCGGTGATGCCATCGAAGAGTCCGGCCTCGTTCGCGGTGACCAGCAAATCACCTCCTGGAACATCGCCAAGCGCTACACCGTCGGCGATGAAGCCCCAGGCGTCCTCCTCACACTCATTTCCCTGTAACCTGACCTAACAAAGACCCGCATACTGCGTGGCAGGTAAAAAGTCCACTAACGTCGAGATTCACCATCGTGTATCGGCCGTTTACGGCCTCCTCACGAAGGGGAAATCCACCACGGACATTCAGCTATACGCTGCGTCCGAGTGGAACCTCTCGCCCAGACAGGCTGACACCTACCTCCAGCGGGCTCGCGCCATGCTGGAGCGCGACGCTGAACTCACACGCCCTGCCTGGCTTGCTGAAGCACTAGGCCGTCTCAGGCGCTACGAAGAGAACGCTTACGAACGTGGCCAGCTGAGCACTGCCATCAGCAGTGTGATCACACAGGCCAAGCTGATTGGATTTGAGGTGTGAGCCTTCTAGCCAGCTGCCCCCAGGGCAACATCCTCGAACCGATCGTCAATACCACTACTGACGAGGATTACAGCCACCTGGCCGAGGGCCTCTACCGATCGCTCACCATCCCACAGAAGCAGGTCTGGGATGCCGAGCATCGTTTTAAGCTGCTGTGCTCTGGTCGCCGCTTTGGCAAGACCTACCTCTGCATCGCTCGACTGGTGGCTTGGGCCATCCAGAACCCAGGCAGCTTGAACTGGTATGTCACGCAGACCTATAAGTCAGCGAAGCAGATTGCCTGGCGCCAGCTGCGCATGATGGTGCCAGTTGAGATGTTCGCCAAGAAGAACGAGTCTGAGTTATCGGTCGAACTGACCAATGGCAGCGTGATCGCATTGAAAGGTGCGGATTCAGCCGATGCTCTTCGTGGGGTCAGCCTCTCAAGCCTGATCGTTGATGAGGCCGCTTATGTCAAGCAGGAGGCGTGGGAGATGGTGCTGCGCCCTGCCCTGTCAGATCAGGGTGGTCCGGCTTGGTTCATCACTACACCAGCTGGCCTCAACTGGTTTCACGATCTCTGGGAGAACGCCCAGGATCAGCCCGACTGGACGACCTTCAGCTTTACCACCATTGAGGGTGGCAACGTCCCGCCTGAAGAGGTGGCCGCGGCCAAGCGCACCCTGGACGAGCGCACCTTCAGGCAGGAATACCTGGCCAGCTTTGAGACGTTGACGGGCAGGGTGTTCCCTGATTTCAGCGATGACAACATCAGCGCTGACATAGAAGACATGGGTGGCGACATCCTGTGGGGGACTGACTTCAACGTCAGCGTGATGGCCGGTGTGTTGGCTAGCAGGGTGGGCGATACCCTCCACATCTGGGACGAGGTAGCGGTCAAGCAGTCGAACACCGATGAGGTGTGCGCCATGCTCAAGGCGCGGTTCCCTGATCGCCGCCTGATCGCTTACCCCGATCCAACCGGGTCAGCACGCAAGACCTCAGCAGCAGGCGAGACCGATCACGGCATCATCCGCAAGCATGGTTTCCAGTGCATCAGCCCCAAGCATCCCTGGGCAGTGAAAGACCGGTTGAACGCTACGAACTGGCTGATCCGCAATGCCGAGGGTGACATTCGCCTGTTTATCCACCCTCGCTGCAAGAACACGATCAAGGGCCTGAAGAACGTGACCTTTAAGGAAGGCGCCGAAGATTTCGTGGTGGACAAGACCGCTGGCATCGAGCACTGGTGCGACGGATTGGGCTACCTGATCCTGTCGGCGATGAACCAAGTCAAGCCGTGGCGCACGGGGAACAGCGGGTTCAGGGTGTCCTAGCCCTGCCCATCGCTACCCTTGTCTCATGGATGCGTAGCGCTTGTGGCACGGTCGTCAAAGGGAAAGGCGGGCGGCCAGGGTGGCCGAGGTGGAGGCGGAGGCAAGCAGCGCTCCTATGCCAGGGATAACAAGGGCCGCTTTTCCAGCACCGGAGCTACCGCTAGGGGCGGAAGGCTGGCTACGGCCAGCGGCAACAAGCGGGAGACGCAGACGAAGCGCATCGCTGGCGGTGGCAGTGGCGTGATCAGCGCAAATCGCAAGCCCTCAGCAAAAACTGTTACTGCGCCATCAATTGGGGCGAATAACGTCCGCCGGCTAAGCAAAAGCAACACGGGGCACTCACGTGCATTGCGAGCCAATGCCATACGTTCATATAAACCGCAAACGCCACAAGGCAAAATGGCGCAAACTGTGCGTCAGATTCAATCTGCTGCCGGCAAGCCTGACACAAGCCTAAAAGGACGCGTCCGCAAGGTTCTTGGCGAAAGCGACAAGCTCATGAACCGAATGCATCGCCAACATGCTCGGCATGTTGCCAACCGTTTTGATCGCGGCATAAATGGTCGGCTTTCTGGTATTTACAGAAGCGCCTCTAACGGCGGATTGAATAGGGGAGCAAGTAGCGTTATCCAGGCTCGGGCAGCGCGTGCAGCGGCGGCGGCGGCCAGAGGCAGCGCCCCGGCAGCGCGTGCGCAACAGATCTATGCCAGCCAGCTTGCGTTCACAGGCAAAGGCAAACCCTCGAAAGGAAGCAATAATATCCAGCCAGGCCGCGGCAACACTCGGCCACCAAAACCACGCCGTCGTCGCAAATGACCAAGCCCATCGTCACCGCCGTTGGCCGCCTCCTCAAGCCCAAGGGCAATGAGCCCCGCGTTCACAAGGTCATCGCCTTTAAGGCTGATGGCACTGTGAAGACTGTGATCAGCTGCCCGTGCTGAACTGGCAGCCTCCACGCAAGGCACGCCCCCGCGATCAGTGGGGGCAGTTTCGTTCTAAGGCGGACATCAAGGCTGAACAGGAAGCTGCTCGGTTCGAAAGCCTGCAGATTGCCCAGGAGGAGTTGTACTGGCAGTCACAGCAGGAGTCAGACGACTAGGCAGCCATAGACTGCGGGGAACGTAGTGCCTGTCAGGCGAGATGGTCGCTCATAACCCGCTGAACTCTCCACCAGTGGGGACACGCGATCAGCTCAACTGGCAGCTTGCATCCCTTAGTGACTACGGGGACAAGGACGACCCGAGCATCCCTGACCCTGCCTACTGGCAGCAGTCAATGACCTGGGCGCCGGTGAGAGCGTGTCTTGAAGGGACGAGCTACCTGCGTCTCAACGCTGCGCAGTACCTACCGCAGCAGCCGATGGAGCTAGATGACTCCTGGCGTGGCCGGGTTAGCCGTTCGGTGTTCAGCCCCTACTTCCAGCGTGTCGTGCGCACGGCTGTGGGTCTGGTGCTGCGCAAACCCATCGTGTTGGACGGTGGCGATGAGAGCTACTGGGAAGAATGGAGGCTGGACTGCGACCGGCAGGGGACTGATCTCGATGAGTTCATCCGCAACCAGCTGTACCTCAGCGTTGCCTACGGCCACAGCAGCTGGTTGGTGGATTTCCCTGATGCGCGGGAGATCAAGACCCTGCGCGATCAATACCAGGCTGACCTGAAGCCCTACTTCGTGCAGGTAGATCCCTGGTCTGTGATCGGGTGGCGACAAGACCCACGCAAAGATGCTGGGAAGCTGCAGCAGGTGCGGATCAAGGAAATCGTCAGCGTGCCCAAAGGCAGGTTTGGCAATGAATTCAAGCAACGGGTCAGGGTGATGGAGCCCGACCACTGGGAAGTGTGGGAGCGGCAGGACGATGGTCCTGTTACCTGGATCATGGTGGAGGAGGGTCCGATCACCGTGGGCGAAATCCCAATGGTGACAACGTATGCAGGGAAGATCGGGACGCTGTTTAGCAAGCCGCCGATGGGTGAGATTGCCCAGCTGAACCTGACGCACTACCAGCGGCACGCTGATCTGATCCAGGCGCTGCA